TTTGCATTATTCGTTTTTACTTCAGCTTACGCCGCTCCTGTAGCGGTCGACGACTTGAATGGGCTCGGAAAAAGCCCTTTAGCTGCGAAACTGAAAAACTCAATCTTTCTAGGCGAAGCAACTGTTAAACGCTCCATCACTAGATTTATCAACACGCCGGAAATTTTGGAGAGTCACGATAAAAAAAGAGAGTTAGCAGAACTTGGGTTTCAATGCGAACTATCGGATTTGAATACATGCCACTATCATGGCACTGCAAAAACGTACGTAAAAGGAGATGGCGATAACGAAACCACATTGATTACGATCGACGTCTTATTAGACGTTTCAATCCAAACAGAGCGAATCGACGTACAGGCCAAACTGAATCGTACTTCATCGGAGCGAGGAATCTAATGCAAATTATTCAAGCGCAGAAAGACGTTGCTGGTATCGGCAGCCACAACTTCCTAGTATTAATTGGAGATAATGGTCAACAAAAAGGTCAACTCCACGGGTGGCAGATAAAAAATGGTGTAATCAGCGTGACGGGCGTTGGCGGAACGCTCCAAGTACGCGACACCGCTGGCTACAGTCTTAACGATCCAAGCGTCGATCGGGCAGTGATTTGGGAAGGCGATGCAGCAGAGGGAACGCGGCTTTGGAACATTGCAAGCGACTGCGGCGAGAAAATCAATGAGCTCAACTACGACTATAACCTCTTCGATAGCTTTGGCGGTCACAACAGCAATGCTGCTGCATCTACGTTGGTCGAATGTATGGAATTGGACTGGGTTGACTTAGACGGATTCTCCCCTGGCGAAGGCGAGATAATCATCGATACCGCAACGATGGAAGTCATCCAAGCGCAGAACCCGCGCACTCCTAAGGAAAATCAGCCATATAATCCTGGCTCGATCCCTGATGACACCGCGTTCGCTTCGATAGTTGGGGTAGATCAATTCGTGATGTGATGTTGCGCGAGGCTACGTAATTTGATCGCCGTGGCCTCGTTAGACTAAAGTCTTATCGTCCCCTATTAATGATTCGGTAGACAGAAGCTCTGCTAATTTTTAGACAACGCGCCACCTCGGCTGCGTTACGACCATTAAACATTCGAAAGACTTCCTGCATGACCCGCTCGCGCTCAGCCTTAGGCCGACGCGGAATGTACGTCTCAATCCCAGCGAATTCCTGCCGAGCCATTTGCTTGAGCTCAGCGGCGCGCTCCCGCATTTCTGGAAACTCAATTGCGATGAACGCGAAGATCGAGTCGATCAGGTCGGGATCATCGAGGATGTCGTCGGTCACCACTGCCGTCCGGCCGGTCGGCGTGGCGGGACTGACGGGGTCGATTGCGGTTTCGGATTCCATGGGTCTTGTGCTTGTAGTAATGGCGGGGTTGATACAGGTGCAATCGAATTGGTAGTGACAGCGACATCTGCGGCTAGCTGATCACTCGGTGTCGGTTCGCTAAACAGGTCGGGAGTAATTGGTGCGACGATCTCGCGCACCAGCTGCCACTGGCTGGCAGTCTTCTTATGCAGGCCCAGATAATGCGCGGCGGCGAGGTTGTAGACCATCAAGTCGCCAGCTTCGTTGCGGTCGTTCTTCTTCTTCTCCCAGACGCGCACCTTCCGGCCCCGTTTCCACACCGTAATGCTGTACTCGGCAGTCAACTGGTCGTAGTACTCGTCGGGAAGCCCTTCCGGAAAGTGGGTCGCACCGGGGCCGTCGACCAGGTGGTAACGGCCAGCCAGGTAGTCCTTCGCCGTGTCGGTACCGATCAGCCACATCTTGGCGCCGTGCGGCATCACCTTGCCCATCCAGTTCACGTCGACCAGCGTCGGCTTGACGGCGAGGATTGGCTTGTTCGAGGTCGATGCGCCCTTGATCGCGTAGATGTGCCGGTGCTGACGGGTGCGGGTGAAGTTGTATACCTCGTTGGTGTGGGCGCCGCCGGAGTCGATGAACGTTGCTGCGATGCCGATCTCACGACCACCCGCATGGCGATACATCCCTTTCAGCAGCGCGTCGAGCTTGTCCCATGTGGCCTGCTCGGTTGGCGATCCCCACACGATCTGGAAATCGACGACCCAGTCTTCCATACCCTCGCCCCACGCCACCACCTTCAACTCCAAGCGGTCGAGCTGGGTATCCACGGCGCCAGTCAGCAGCAGGCCGCCCATCGGCACCGTGCCGAGCTTGTAGCCACCTGCGCGCTCTTTCAGTTCGGACGCCCTAGTCTGCTCCTTCTTCCGTTCCCAGCAGCGCGCAAGGCGCGTGTTGTAGAACACGATCATCAGCTCGTCGCTGCCCTCGTCAAGTTTCGCCCGCGCGGCACGGTACTCGAGCAGCATCGCCTTCCACGGCAGCCAGCCATAGGGCGCGAACATCGCGCTAATGGTGAAGCTCTCGGTCTCACCGTCACCAGGTACACCGGCCGACCACGCTCCGCGCACGAACATCCTGTTCTTGTCTGTCTCGTACATCATCGCTCCGCAGTCGATGCACGGATAGCATGCACGGCCCTCATCGTCTTCCTGAAGGCGCTCGAATACCAGCGGCTGCGAGTGGTCGCAATGCACGCAGTCGGCCAGAGCCTCACGCTGCGTCCCCTGCTTGAACAGGCCTTCGATGATTGACCGTCCTACCGTGGTTGGCGAACTGGGGAAGTAGCTCTTGCGGTTGCGCTCGAAAGTGGTCTGGCGCGACTTCGCCAGGGCAACCGGATCGCCCTCGCCATTGACGTTGTTGTCCGCGCGGTCGACCTCGTCGAACAACACGCGACGGGCCGGGATCTCGGACAGGTTGGCAGCAGCGCCGGCCGTCACGATGTGGAGCGAACCGCCGATGTACTCCTTCGTGTCGAGCGTATTGACCGAGTCACGCGCACGTGGTGCAGCCACCCGCTCCCGCACTGGCGGCACCGCCGCGATGGTCTTGCTGACGCGGGCGCTCGTACGCTTCGCCAGCTTGCCCGTCGGGAGAATCCACAGGAAGTTCGCAGGCGACTGGTGCACCGAGCAGCAGAACCAGTTCAGCCCGACCTGCGTCTTAAGCATCTGCGACGCGCCCTTCAACGCCACGATCTTGCACGGGTGATTGTCCGACAGAGCGAGCATCACCTCGCGCGCGTGTGGCGTACGGTCCGTGCGGTACTTGCCGGATTCATTGGCGCCCGATTCCTTCGGGATGATCATGTGCTGGTCGGCCCACTGGTCGACCGTCATGTTCGGATCGGGTAGCAGGCCGCGCGCGATCGCCGGCCGCACCACGCCGCTGGATGCCATCAAGCCCGTCATCCTGCGAGCTCCTCCAGCTGCACGTCCAGGCGCTCGCCGAACGTATGGGCCATGCTCTCCAGCAGCGCGCGCATCTCGCGCTCGATGACGTCCTCACACTCCTCGGCGGTACGCAACGGCGCTACGTCAGCGGCGATGCGTCGGGCGCAGTTCATCAGCCCATCGCGCAGCGCGCGCGCCGCCTCAAACACGACGGCGTCGACATCGGCCTTGAGCAGGAACTGCCCTGCCATCTCGGCCAGCTTGATCTCGGCAGCCGCCGCCTCCGCTGCCTCCCTGCGTGCGCGGCTCGAATCGTAGCTGGGCGTCTTCGCCGGCTTGACCTCGGACTCCGCACCTCCCGCACCCGCCGGGACGGTCGGCTGCGCCTCAGATGCCAGGGGGGCAGGTCGCTGGGCATTGGCACGCGGGCGGGTGTGCTTCTGGTACAGGTGCGCCGCATAGTCCGGGTCGACCTTGCCGTCGGTGACCGGGATGCCGCACCTGGTCACCGCGTCGTACCCGGACTGGCGCGAGATGCCCACTAGCTTGGCCCACTCAGCGATGGTTGTCAGGTTTTGCGTCATGTCGATTCATTGTCAGGTCGTTTGTCAGGAAATGTTTTTGGGTTCCGCTAGTGCGATGACGTGGCCTGAATTACCCTTGCCCGCCCTGCCCTAGGAAGAACCTACCCCCCCCCGGGGGTGGGGGCCGGCCGGTGCATCAGCTGCTGCCGGCACCCGGCCGCGGCCGGTTGAATTCGGTCTCCCAGTGGTGCGGGAACCGCCTCTCGATGGTGGCCTGGCCGACCTCGTGGAAGCGCAGGCGTTGCTGGTACTGGACCTGCTGCACGAAGATGAACACAGGGCGGATTGCCGTGCCGTGCGCGAACTTGCGCTTCAGGTAGATGCCAGGCAGCAGGCCCTTGTTACCGTTCGGCAGGACGAAGTAGGTCACACCCTGGCGCGCGATGGTGCGGTTCGACCGCTGGCTGCCGCTGGCGCGGGACTCGTAGCCGGCACCGCGCTGCACCTTGAGTTGCGACAGCACCTGGCGGATCTGGCCGCGGCGGACGTTGCCGTTGCCATCCAGGTCGGCACCTTCGCCCGGCACGGCGAACCAGCCCTGCGGCATCATCCCGTTCGCCTGCAGCATCCGCTCCATGCCTTTCTGGTTACGCGAGCCGCCGAAGATCTGCGGGCCCAGGAACTTGTCAGCTGGAGTGCCCTTGCCCCATGGGTCGTCCTTGATCCAGACACGCGCCTCGAGGCGGTCCTTGGTGGCAGACTTGAGGAACGTGCCGTTCAGCGCGTAGTTGGTCGGGCGATCGAAGACCGAGCGCTTCTCGTCCTTGATCGCTCCCTGCACGTCCTTGCCCGTACGGGTCAGGGCGATGGCCGCGACGATCGGACCGCGACGGCCCAGCTCGGTGATCTGGTTCGCCACCGCTGGGAAGCTGCTCTTCAAACTCATCCTCATTGCCCTGCTCCTCAAAATTTCCGGCTTTGCCGCCTACTTCTCAAACCCTGCAAGCCTGTAACCCGCATGGATACTGGCTCTTGGCAGGGTATGCACACATGCAGGGTTGTTTATGATGTGACGTTCAAAAAAAACACATCAACCCTGCTTATGTCATTCGCGCCTACGTGCGCAAAACCCGGCTAACCCTGCATACCCTGCTGAAACCCACTATCCATGCGGGTTTCCGGCTTGCAGGGTTTGATTACTACTCTGCATAACCCTGCAATGCGCGGTCCGCACGGACCTTGCCCAGCTCCCGGAACTTGGCGATCTGTTCATCCAATGGGTGCGGGAAATCGGCGTTCTCGACCACGAACACCATCCTCGTCTTCTTGTGCTTGCTGTCGACGGCCACGCTCTTCTTGGCCTTGTGCTCCCGCCCACCGATCAGGCCGGCGAACTTGCACAGGGTGAGCGGCTTCTCCCCGCTCTTGTCGCACCACCGCTTGTAGATGATGTACAGGTCCTCCGACAGGCAGGAGCAGTACGGCGCATCCAGATAGCCGTCCTTCCAGGCCCGATGGAATGACATCCAGCCGGCCAGGCCGAACTCGATCACACGCTCCTTCGCCAGCGTCATCGGCGGCTTGGTATGCTCGTTGAAGTCGTCCAGCGGCAGCGTCAGCAGGAAGTGGTAGAAGGCTTCGATGGCGCCCTGCGCGATCGCGTCCTTGACCTGGTTGTAGAACGCCGGGTCCTGCTTGCGCCTGGCCTCAATGACCATGAAGCGCCTGTCTTCCAGCTCGATCGGGATCGGCTGCGGCTCGTTCGAGAGGAACACCGAGTTCATGTGGTTTCGCTCGTCGCGGGCCGGCAGGTTCTTCTCGTTGATGTTCATGGTCTTGCCGGTGATCATGTACTTGAGCGTGCCGTTGTGGCTGTACTTGTCGTCGCGGGACAGCACCTCTTCGAACAGCACGAACAGCTTCTTGCTGCGCCAGGACGTGAAGGTCGAGTCCAGCTGGTGTTGGCTGGCCACCGTGCCGTAGTCGCCGAAGATCGGGAGCATCACGCCCTCGAAGAACAGCGACTTGCCGGTGCCTTGCTTCTCCCCGAACATCAGCAGCGCCGTCTGCATCTTGGCGCCCGGGTGCTGCAGGGGATAGGCCAGCCAGCGCAGGATCCACTCCATGTATTCGTCGGCACGGTCCTCGGCGTCGCACAGCGAGGCCAGGAGCGCGAGGATCGGCTCGATCAGCTTCGGATCGTGCTTCGGCTTGAGCGGCCAGCCCAGGAAGATATTCACGTGGCTGACCGGGTCGGCCAGCTGCGTCGGATCGAACACCAGGTTGCGTGCCTCGATGGTCTTGCGCTGGGCATGTTCCTGCCACTTGCCGGTAAGCTCGGCGGTGTAGTCGGCGCGCACCGCGCCAAGCGACATGACCTGCTGGCCGATCGCGTCCCACACAGTCTCGGTCCCGCGCAACAAGGTCAGGTTATCGAGCATCTCGCCCAGCTTGCCGCCACTGCCGTTACCTTCGACGGCCTTGCCGCCTACCAGGGTGGGTAGCGACTCGCGCATGATGGTGCGGCGATTCGGGGCCTTCTCCCAGCCGGCGGCCAACTCCTTACCGACCCAGGCCGTGAACGCCGACTTCTTCAAGCGCTGCTTGCGCCGGCTATCCCATACGTCGGTCGTCGGGTAGATCAGCTGGAAGTGTTCGAGCAACACCTCCAGCGTCGGCGCGCGCATGTCGGACTGGATGTCCTGCGGCTCAGCAGCGGGGGCCGCATCAGGCAGCGGTGCGTCATCCAGGTAGGCTGGTGGTTCGTCATCGGACGCGCTCGGCTGCGGGTCCTCGGCCATAGCGAGGGCGCGGGAGCGCGCCGCCAGCACCTGCTCACGAACGACATCAAGCGACTCGGCCAGGTATAGGTCGTTGTAATCGGAATCCTTGCTGTCGCCGGCGCGGTCGGAAAAGAACGGGATCGACACCGAGGCGTTGCCCACGGCCCTAGCTGCGGCGCGCGAACGCGACACCCCGGCATTTTCGAACTTGAGCCCAGGCTGCGCGCGGCGGCCAGAACGGACATCAGCCTCGATGTATGGGGTCCCGGTTACGTCCTCGCGCCAGGTTGCACGGACACATACGGTATCGCCGCCGGCACTCGCCAGCTCGTGGTCCATGCCGTCGATGACGGGTTCCCACGCGGTGTCGTATTCCTTGAGCAGGAACTCGCCAAGCCGCGCAATCACGCGCATGTCGTCGTCGGCATGGAACAGCAAGTGCGCTTCGGGGAACAGCTCGCGGAGCAGCCTTGCGACTGGCAGCAAGTTACCGGCATTAAATGCGACCATGACTGGCGTGTCGAAATCGGTCGCCATGCGCACTGTCTCGCAGGTCGCGTAGCCTTCGCCGATCTCAATCAGCCGGGTTTCTGCGCTCAGGCGACCAAGCAGACAGGCACCAGCAACCATATCGATGCCGCTGCTGAAGCGCTTCTCACCGTCCGGCTGGATGCGCTGCAGGCCGGCCAGCGTGGCACCGGCTTCGCTGTACTTCATCACCGGCACCAGCAGGACGCCATCCGGATCAACGCGCGTCTTCTCGCCCTGGACGCGCTTACGCGCCAGGTACGCCGATGGCTGGTCACTGTCGGCCGCCGCAGCCCACGCCTGGCGGGCGCGGCCGGCAGCCAGCTCGGCCTTGCGTTGCTTGCGTTCCGCCTCCGCGCGTTCGTGCGCGGCCTGCTTGCGCTCCGCTTCGGCGCGCTCTTCCGACGAAAGGCCGGCCCAGTCCATCGTGACCGGGATCGAGTTCGGGTTCTGGCCCTGCCACACACCGAAGGCGCCCGTCACGATCTTGCGGCCCGACTTGAGCTCGATCTCGCGAAGGACGTACCAAGCCTTTTTCTTGGGACCGAACCGCTGTGCCTTCCCGTTCAGGACAGGATGGCCGTCCGGCAGCCTGGGCAGACCTTCCGCCGCCATTTGCTGGATGACTTCCTCACGCGTCAGCATGGTCGGCTCCCTTCATCGCGCGGGCCTCGGCCAGCATGCATTGTAGGTGCGCGAGGATGCGCGCCTTCTCCGCTTGGCTTCGATCGCCGAGGGCATCAGTGCACAGCTCCCATTGCGCTGGGATTTCTTGCTCGGTATGTTGCAGTTCAGCTGTCATTGGAACGATGGGTTGGCACGCCAGCCACGGCCGGCCGGCAGTAAATCTGGAACATCAGGGCCATCAGTTCCTGGGTGGTCTTGTGCATCTGCTGGGCGATCTCTTCGAGGCTTGCACGCTCGCGGCGGCATATCTCGCCATCCTCGATAGCCGCGGTGTACGCGGCTGACAAGCGGCCCAGCTCCACATATAGCTCGTGGAACTTGGCGTGCAGGTGCTCGCCGGTGATGCCCTCGCCCGCAGGCAGTTGGATGAAGACGCCGCCGCTTGCTGCGGCTACTGCTTGGGCGAAATGAGTCGTGCCGGCATACGTCTGGATCAGCATCGCCGTCTCCACTCGCATGCCGCTGCCCTTGACCTCGTAGACCCGCGCTTCGAGCTGCGACTTGCTCATCCCAAGTGTTGCGGCGGTGCCGGTCCACCCATGCACCTTGATCATTTCTTGGTAAGCGGACAATAAATCCACAGTGTTTCCTTCCATTCCTTGGGTGTTGCGATCTGATCAAGATGGGTAATCTTGTGCAACCTTGCTAATGAAAAATTTCCTATGTGCAACTTAAAGTCCGAACGAAAGTTTCACCATGCTGAAGGGGATAGCGCCTTAGCTCTAGAGTTAGCCCTTAATGTTCACAGCGGCAGGTTGATCACACTCCGCCTATGGCATACAGCAGCTGGGCTCCGCTGGCGTTATGAACTGGGGACCGCCGCGACGCCTTCGTCGCTCTGCACAGCCGCGGTCCCGGGAGGCGCGGAACCGCTGAAGTGACGATCATGAAGATTGACAATGGCGCAATGCGTAGTGCTGAGGCATCGAGCCTGACCATTTAGGATGCGGTTGATCGTTGGCTGCGACGCATTGATTTCAGCAGCCAAACGAGTCTCGCTCCATCCGGTCTTTTGCTTGATTTCCCTGAGAAGGGTCGAAGGGTCTTTGTCCATAGCCCTCAGTCTATACGCGAATGAATAGGAGTGCAATACCCGAATGAATAGATTGTTGTGTACGCCCTATACGCGTGCGTATAGTCGCGGGATGAACATCTCAACCAGGCTCGATCAGGCCATGCAAAAAGCTGGCATTGCGTCGCAAAGTGCGTTGGCGCGGGCATCAGGCGTCCCGCAGCCAACCATTAACCGCATACTTAAAGGGACCGGGAAAAAAGGACCCGAAACAAACACCATTGCCGCGCTAGCCGCTGCTTGCAATGTCACGGCCCAATGGCTGACTGACGGCACTGGAAACATGGAACGTGACGTACAAACCTCGCCATCTGAGGGCGAGATCATTAAGGTGTCAGTAAGTGCAGAAACAAGCAAATTCGTCGGCGTTCGGGTCGTCTCACGCTACATCCACGCAGGGATTGATGGCCATGGCGGAGACGTCGAATACGAGGACCATGCAATGCTGAGCTTGCCGCTCGCTTGGGTAGAAGAAAAGCGACTGGCACCGTCAAAGTTAGTTGCGATTCGAGTGACGGGTGAGAGCATGTACCCTACTCTAAAGCGAGGTCACATTGTTGTAGTAAATACTGCGGATAACGACCCTCGCAACCTTGTAGATGGCAAGCTGTACGCAGTGAATCATAATGACCGACCGTGCGTGAAACGGCTCGAGTACACCAGTGGACAATGGTTCCTTACTTCGGATAACAACCTGCCAGAATTTCGCCGTCGACCAGTTGATGAAACTACCGAGATAATTGGAAGAGTCATTACGGCAGTGGAGAACTTCATCTAATGAGGGTGCAGGTAGCCGAGGTAACGCCCTTTGGGGCCCCAGTGTTGATCGCCATAGCCCCATCAAGTTTTACGGAACCGTCAAACGGTCCTAGTATGCTGCAACGCTTGCAGCCCTACTATCGGCGCCATCCGATCATGCTAGTCTCGGTCGAAGCGAATGGATTCCGCGCGTACGCGACATTTGAAACTCACATGCTGCTTGCACTCATTCAGCTAGAGTTTCTGGACCTTTCGGAGCTCGACCTGGGCGTACCACCCATTGATCAGGACGACGAGCTGCCGTTCTAAGCACAAGTAACAGAGGAAGGTGAATGATGGAACTACTGATTTTTTGGCTGGTGGTTGCAGTGGCTACGGCTATGGTTGCCAGTTCGCGAGGCCGATCCGGTTTCGGCTGGTTTATTCTGGGAGGCATGTTTAGCCTCATTGCGCTCTTCGTAGTGGCAGTCCTGCCATCCCAAAAAGCCGCCCCGCGTGACCCGAATGCGCCCTCGCCAGACACCCACGTTCGGTGTCCTGACTGTCGCGAGTTCGTCTACAAAGACGCCCGCAAGTGCAAGCACTGTGGCATAACACTAGTGCCAGTAATCGACTAGTCGGAATATAGGTCATCAGCCCTTGGAGCACTGAGGGCTTTTTTTCGTCGTAAATTATCCATTCGCGTATTGATTTATTTATTCATTCGCGTATAGTTGCTCCATCAACCCTGATGGAGTGCACATGTACACCTACCGCGTCATTGTCCGGACTGCCCTCGCGGCCCACGTCTGCAACATCCCTGCCGGCTCGACCGCGGAGGCTGCGGAAGTCGCTGCAACTCAGTTTGCAAGCGTCCCGTGCGGCATCACCGTCAAGGGCGAGGTGTTGTAATGGCCGCGCCAACGAAAGCCGCAACACCTCTGGCCGCCGCGATCAAGGCTGCAACCGAGTTCAAGCTCCTCTTGGACGTGCAGCCAGCTGGAGCGCTCTATAACCCAGGTGGCAAGGGCGACGCTCGCACGAGCGCAACCTACGCCCTCGCGTCACAACTACTTGCCGAGGCGACCTCGGAGAGACTGCATGGAGCCGAGCGCCCAGGAATGATGCATAGCGGCGTCATGTCCATTGTCGATGTCGTAGCCGATCATCGCGCAAATATGCCCGCGGACTTGCTCGAGCTTCTCACTGGCGTAGCCGTCATCCTCGGGAAGCTCGGCTTCCAGATCCCTGACCAGAATAGTCGTAGCGGCGAACACGGCGGCTCGTTCAAAGTCAGTAGCAGCACCGCGAGCGATGGCGATGTGATGGTCCAGAAGGTCAAGGGTCAACTCGATGCTGTTCATGGTGCCGTCTCAGAAAAAGTTGTTGGACGGACATTGTGCCACGAGCAGGTTGACCTGCTGATGGATGCAGCCTTCGGCCCGGGCCGCGCTCGTGAGAAACGCAGCGCTGCGTACATGGAGGGCGCCCGCTCCTACCTGGAGTTTCGCGCCACCGGAGCCGAATTGATATGCCAATACACCGCCGGCACGACCGAATTCGACGCGTACTTCGCAGGCTTGGACGAAGGCCGCGAAATGTGGCGCTCGCAGATGCGCAAGGAGCCAGCACGACTGCCACCGCTCTCCGCGATGCCATCAAGCGCTGCGCCGCCAACGCCGTGAAGGATGCGCCGGCTGACGAAGAACGCCGCCTGGCGAACTTCGTCGCGCGGCTCTCCGCGTCGATGGAGTCTCTTGGCGATCACGAGCTCGACGCGATGCTGTGGGGCCTCCTGGACAGCCCTGAGCCGACCCGCATTGCACCGGCCTTCCCGTTGATCTCCATCCAGGCGGCGTGACATGGGCTTCCTCGCTCTCTACCGCTACTACCGCTTCATCGGCAAGCCATTCCTCCTGTCCGTGCAGCTGGCCCGCCAGCACCGGATGCCGAAGCGGTAGCCATGCAACGCATCTCGCCAGACCGCGCGGCCCTCGAAATCGCGCACCGCGCGCTCAGGACCGACGCCCATTTGGACGAGATGCTCAAGAACCCGGCCCTCAAGATCATCTTGGAGGTCGTCGCCCGCCGGCACATGCAGCGCCGAGCGCGGATCGATGTGAAGAAGCTGCAGGCCAACGACCACGACTAGACCAATAGGAAAACATGGACAACCAGCACAAGAAGATCAAAGGCTACCGCGACCTGTCGCAGGAAGAGATCGACCTGATGAACGAGATCAAAGCCAAGGGCGAGGAGCTGCGCGTCCTGGTCAAGAAGATCGAAGCTGTCATCGAGAAGGCCGACGCACCGGCACCAGGAGTCGCTCACGAAGCTGACTCCCCGATGTACTGGCTGCGCTATGCCGAAGGCTCGTACCGTTGCGCGACGATGTATGCGGTACGCGCAATCGCCCAGCCAACCTCTTACTGATCAACGGGGCCTGGGTATGGAATCGTTTGTTTCCCTCAAAGTCGCAGCCGAGAAGAAAATTCACGGAGACGGCGTGTCCAAAGTGACTGGCTTTGCGGTCGACCCTCGCCTCTTGGAAGTCGAGGAAGGCTTCAACGCCCGTCCACTGAACGCGGACCACGTGAACGAGATGGCCCTGGCCCAGCGCAATGGCGCCGTCTTCCCTCCGCTCGAAGTCCGCGTCGAGGACGGCCGCATCATCATTGTCGACGGCCACCATCGCCACGCAGCGTCGCTGCAGAACATCGCCGCAGGCTTCGACATCAAGTCCGTGGACGTGCGCCACTTCCGCGGCAACGACGCCGACCGCGTGGCGCACATGATCACGAGCGCGAGCGGCCTGGCGCTGACGCCGCTGCAGCTCGGCGTCCAGTACCGCAAGTTGATCGGCTACGGCTGGACCGAGCCGCAGATCGCCAACCGTCGCGGCAAGTCCGTCCAGCACGTTAAGGACATGATCCAGCTGGCCGAGGCGAACAGCGACGTGCACCAGCTCGTCAACGCCGGCCAAATCTCGGGCACCGCGGCGCTCAAGGCGGTCAAGCAGCACGGCAGCAAGGCCGGCGCGGTCATCCAAGAAGGCCTGGATCAGGCCAAAGCGGAAGGCAAGGAGAAGGTCACGCCGAAGGCGCTCGCTCGCGCTGGCGGCGCCCGCAAGCCGGCCGACAAGTTCTTGATCGCGTGGCTGAGCGCGAATGCGCGCGTACTGCAACGCCCACCGCAACCGGGCTACTCGCGTCGCACCTACGACATCACGATCACTGTTCCAAACGAGGTCACCCATAGCGACGACCTGCACACGCTGCTCGCAAACGCAGCTTCCTATACCACCACCTGAAAGGACCACCATGGATCGCAACACCATTGGCCCCGGCTCGACCGTCAAGTTCGACAGCGAAGCCGGCCCGCAGCAAGGCACCGTCGCCGAGATCATGACCGACATCGGCAACGGCGCCAAGGTCGCCGTCGTGCGCGTCACCGGCACCCTGGATGGCGCGCCGTGGCGCGTCCCTGTCAACGAGCTGCAGCACGCGGAGGCAGCATGACCGCGAAGGCGCAGAAGGCATTCGCCCTCTTCCTCCAGGACCTGCGCGATGGCCGCGCGCACGCCGAGCTGACTGGCTCGCTGGCCGAGCTGCTGGCCGCAGTGAAGGAGACCGGCAAGGCTGGCGAGCTCACCCTGAAGATCAAGGTCAAGCCAGCAGGCCGCGGCAGCGACATCGACAAGGTAAACATCACCGACCTGATCACCGCGAAGTTGCCGAAGCCAGATCGCGGCGAAGACTTCTTCTGGCTCACCGACGACAACAACTTGTCGCGTAACCACCCGCGTCAGCAGTCGCTCGAACTGCGTGAAGCGACCTCACCCCAACCACAATCCTTCAAGGAAGCCTGAACGTGAACGACAACCAGAACAATACGACCGGCCTCGCCGGCAGCACCATCGCCAGCATCATCGAGCAAACCCATTTCGACGCCAGCACGATCGAAAAGATCGGCGCCCTGTCGCTGGCCGCAAGTGCAATCCAGGAGCTCAACGGCACCACGCACCTGGTGATCCCGGAAGGCTTCAGGCACCTCGACCTGACCTCGGCATTAGAAAGGGCCGGCGAATACCCCAAGCGCAAGACCGGCACCGTGCACTTGGGCGACCTGTCCAGCTTCAATGTCTACGTCGCCGATCAGGGCGAGCCTTACGAAACCTACATCTACGCCGACCCGGAGGCGCGCACGCTGACTGCCGTCCTGAACGAGCACGACAGGGGTGATGACCATGCTGGCTGGCGCGACTTCCGCGCCGTGTACAAGGCCGAGCTGAGCCGCGAGTTCACCACCTGGCTGCAGCTCAACAAGAAGCCGATGGAACAGGAAGACTTCGCCATCTTCCTGGAAGACAACATCGCTGATGTCGTCGAGCCATCGGGTGAAACCCTGCTGCAGGTCGCCCTGACTCTCCAGGCCAAGACCGAAGTGAATTTCAGCAGCCACAAGCGCCTGGACAACGGCCAGGTCCAGTTCGCGTATAGCGAGACCGTTGACGCTCGCGCCGGCACCGGCATGATCGAAATCCCACGGGAGTTCACCATCGGCCTGCGCCTGTTCAAGAACGGCGACGGCTACAAGATCCGCGCCCGCCTGAAATACCGCCTGGGTGGCGGCAAGCTCAAGTTCTGGTATGAGCTGGACCGCGCTGACAACGCGATCGAGGACGCCTTCCAGGCCTACATCGACCAGGCGCGCGAGAACGGCTTCACCGTCCTCATCGGCAAGCCGTAAGCAGCGAGCCTGCCATGCCACGATTCCACCGCCAACCCGCGTTTCAAGCCAAGGCCAACGTCCCGATGGTGACCGCGACCCGCGACCGGCTCGCACTGGAGATCCGCATGGCGGGCGAGCTGCTTGCCCTCCGCCCATCGATCGACGCATACCACACCCTGTCGAAGATGCTGGCCGCCCTCGCCCGCGCCGGCATGCGCCCGCAGCTACTCGAGCCTGGCACCGCGCTGATGAACGCTATCTGCGATCGCTACGAGCACTCGGGTGCGATCAGCGTGGAGCGCGAGGAGGCGGCCGGCCTGCGCCAGGTCGTCGCCAACATCGACGCCGCGCTACACCGCGTGCCGTTGCAACGTTTCAACCGAGCCGTGGCTGAGGTCGAAGCGTTCTTTGCGGTCGCAGACGCCGAACAACCAAACAAGGAACAAGCAGTATGAGCCGCTGGGGAACCCCGAGCAGGGTCAGCACCGATATCTACCGCGAACAGACCGCGGCCGCGCGCCCCATCACCCTCCGCCGCCAGCGCTGCGCATGCGGGAAGGTGGTCACCGCCAAGCAGCTCGTCCAATACGGCGCCTGCGCTTCATGCGTGCGGCTCGCCGCCAAGCAGGTCAAGGAGGCAGCGTGACCGGACCAGTACAGAACAACCAGGACGAGCCGAACGACGGGGCCGCCTACAGGGAGCACCTGCTGTTACTCAAGTCGATGCACTGCGCGCGGCCAGTGAGGCACAAGGGTCTCAAGCAATTTATCAGCTGTTTAACTGCCACCCGCGACGGTGGCCGGATCTCGATGACGGTCTACCTCGCAGGCAAGCCTGACGGCTTCGACAGCAAGGAAATCGAAGTGATACCAATGATTAAGGAAAGGACGACAGCGTGACTCTCATGACACTGCAGGCGCTACACACCCTGGTGGCCGACGATGCGTTCGCCGGCACGTTCCAGTCGGTGAGCCAGTACCGCGGCGCACTGCTGCGCGCCTTCGACTATCTGATCGCCAACCCGACGCAGCCCTGCTCGCCCGAGCCTAATGCAGATGCGACGGCAGGCGATGGAGATGCAGCGTGAGCGCCGTCAGCGAAGCGCTGATGCGCCGCATTGGCAAGATAAAGGCACTGGCGGAACGCGGTGTCGAGGGTGAGCAGGCCGCAGCGCAGTCGATGCTGGAGAACATCCTCGCCCGGCACAACCTGACGATGGCGGACATCGAGGACGAGGCACCGGTTCGTAATTGGGTGGAGGTGCACTACTCCGGACAGCACGAATTGACACTGATGTTCCAAATTATTCGCAAGGTCGCGCAGCTTTCCGGCAGCGTCTCGTACCGACAGCGTAAGCGAGTACGGACCAGTCTTTCAGTTCAACTCTCGGCCGCCGAGCACGTCGAGGTTGAATTCCTGTTCGAACTGATGAGAAAGGCGCTGGCCGACGAGTTTGACAAGGTGGTGAGCGCATTCATCGTTCGAAACCGCCTGTTCGGCCCGAGAGCTGAGAGTGATGACGACGCACCAGAGCTGGAGCGAACGCCTGAGGAGCGCGCT